GCTATTGAGGAGCGCATCGACTATGAGATGACAAAGATCGTGGAGAATATCCGGGACGAATCCACGAAAGCGACTGCTCCCCGCGAACTCACCGTAAAGATCAAGCTGACACCGGACGATAACCGCGAAACTATCGCGGTATCGGCTTCGGCTACATCAAAGCTTGCACCCACGACACCTATCATGACAGCGCTGTATATGGGCAAAGACCTTGACGGCAGTATCGGTGCAGTTGAAATGACACCGCAGATACCCGGTCAGAGATACGCAGACGGCAGCGAGCAGGAAGCCCCTGCACAGCTCAAACTTATTAAACTTGCTTAACGGAGGTACATACCATGAATGAAGTATCAATTATTAAGGACGCAATGCAGAAAACCGAGGAGCTTGTGAAAGCTTCTTCCGAGATCAGGGAAATAAACGGACATCATTATCTTATAAACAACGGTGATTACGATGAAATAATGCCGACGGTTGCCCCTCTTCCTAATTGCTACAACTTTTCAAGCCTTGACGGTCTTGTAAAGATGATCCGCAAAGAGCATAAAGACATATCAGACGCATGCTGCGTTTCCGACGTTCTGTATGTCAATGTCACATCTCCTACAAGCGTTGATGTAACAACTGCGGTTGACGGATATAACCGCCGCGCTTTTCTCTATCATTCATCGTATGAGTTCCCGAGAAAGTGGACTGGTGCAAATTGGTTCGAGCATGAGGAGGCAATGATAGTTCTCCGCTCGCAGTTTATCCAGAACGAAGGAACTGATTACCTGCTTGACTTCCTTTCCCGCGTAAGCGACGAAAACAGCGTATCTTCGGACGACAACGGCATGACACAGACGGTGCAGGTCAAGAAAGGCATTGCCCTTGCCGCTCGTGAGCAGGTCAGACCTATAGTGAACCTCAGACCTTACCGCACATTCCTTGAGGTGGAGCAGCCTGAAAGCGCATTCCTTATCCGTATTCGTGAAGGCATACAGGTCGGCATAATCGAAGCCGACGGCGGTATGTGGAAGATCGAAGCCCGCCGCAATATTGCCGCATATCTCGAAAAGGAACTGAAGGAGCTCATCGAAAGCGGAAATGTCGTGGTGTCTCTCTGATAAAACGTGTCCTTGTATGTCCGTGCGTTCTCTATTAAAATATAAAATGGAGACCGTGCGGACACAAAGGAGGAAAAATGGAATTTCAAAAACTAAATCTTGAGAATTACAGCACTGCCGATGCTTTTGACACAATGGAGCCGTACAAGGATCTGGAACTTATTGAGGACGCTTTTCTGAAACAGTCCGAGGAACAGCGTCTTGAAGCTCATGCAAAAAAACTCGGCTACAAGCATTTCAAGCGAATGCTCTCTGCATATAGGAAGCAGCTCAAAAGTGCCGGCACCGGCATAATACTGCTTGAAAACGGCGGTGTTACAGACTTTGAGGGACAGGAGATAGAGCTTCGGCTCGCTTCTTGGAATGCCGACGAAACAGGTATCTGGCGAAAATCGCGTGACGGTACACGGGAATATGCGTGCAGTCATCCTATATGTCCCCGAAGACTTCTCACCAACATCGACACCGGAGAAATGAAGGTGGAGCTGTGGTATAAGCGAGGAATGTTCGGGCACCCTGTCACGCAGGTCGTTGACTATGACACCATAGCTAATGCGAAGAATATTGTCACTCTCGCTAAGATCGGGATAGATGTTGACAGCAATACCGCAAAAAGCCTTGTCGCTTATCTCTCGGAAGCTACAAATATGAACTATGACGCTCTCCCGAAGGTAAAGACAGTTTCACACCTCGGCTGGAATCGCGAGGGGTTCGCCCCTCACACCGGCGAAGTGGAATTTGACGGCAATCCCAATTTTGAAAAGGTGTTTCAAGCTGTTACCTGTAAGGGTGATCTTGATAAATGGTATGATGAGATGATGAAATGCAGGGCATACAGCAGAACAGTACATATCCTGACTGCTGCCTCTCTTGCAAGCTGTCTTATCGAGCCGCTGGGAGTGCTGCCGTTCTTCGTTCATTTGTGGGGAATGGACAGCGGCACCGGAAAGACTGTCGCTCAGATGTGTGCGGCTTCGATATGGGGAAATCCGACAGTCGGAGAACCATTCTTCCCGTCATTTAAGGGAACACAGGTGGGCTTTGAGCTGCTCGCGGGATTTCTCCGGAGCATACCGATGTTCATAGATGAATTACAGCTTGCAAAGGATAAAAACGGTAAGGTAGCGTTCAATGTGTATGAGCTTGCCGCGGGAACAGGCAAGCTGCGCGGCACGAAATCCCTCGGACTTGCGACGGTTCCAAAGTGGAATATATGTTTTATCACGTCTGGGGAAACGCCGATCGTCGGAGAAAGAGACGGTGCCGGAGCTTTGAACCGCGTGATTGAGGTCGAATGCACCGCGAACAACAAATGTATTGAGGACGGTCATACGACTGCGAACATCTTGAAGGCCAATTATGGCTTCGGCGGCAGAATGTTCGTATTGAAACTCCGCGAGGAAGGCAATATCGAGCGCGCAAAGAAGTTGTATGAGCAGTTTTTTACTAAGTGTATCGATGACAAGGCAACCGAGAAACAGGCAATGGCAGCATCGGTGATCCTGACTGCGGATACGCTCGCTTGTGAATGGATATTCGGAGATGACCCGCTTACCGTCGATGATATGAAGGATTTTATAAAAACAGCTGAAGCTGTATCATTATCGGAACGCGGATATCACTATATGTGTGACTGGGTGATGATAAACCGCAATAACTTTATGACAGCTGAAAATGAAGCAGTCCCCGGTCAGTGCTTCGGGAAGATCGAGGACGACAACAAAGGACGGACAATTGCGTATTTCTATCCGTCGGTGTTCAATAAAGCCTGTGAGGACTCGCAGATAAATCCGAAAGCACTGCTGTCACATTTGGACACCAAAGGACTCATTGTAACAGATAGATCACGCAGAGGTCACAGCAAGATGAAGGTACTTGTCAGCGGACAGAATCCTACTGTCACCTATGCTTTGGTGCTTAATGGTGAAGACGGCACCGACGATATCAAACCGGAGGAATATCCATTTTAATTTCACAACTTTCACAGGCGTGAAATTCACAAATCGCTTAACCATGCGATTTATCGGTCAAAATTTCACAATTTCACAATTTCACGCCCCAAGTTATATATATAGAAGATTTATAACGTTTTTCGGAAAAACTTAAAAATAATCAAAATATTTTAAGAATTAAGGAAAAATGTGAAATTGTGAAATTAATGCCCACAAACCGCTTAACGATGCGGAATAGAGCAATTTCACATAATGCGAAATCTTGTGAAATTGTGAAATTCAAGGAAAGGAGAATAATGCAGCTAAGAGATTACCAGCTCGACCTTGTTTCCCGCGTTCATGATGCATGGCGGCAAGGATACAAGCGTCCGTGCATCGTTCTTCCCTGCGGGGGCGGTAAGTCGATAATCACCGCAGACATGGCAAAACGAACGACGGATAACGGAAAGCGTGTCCTGTTCCTCGTACATCGGCAGGAGCTATGTGAGCAGATAGAGAACACGTTCCGGGCATACGGTACCGATATGCAGCTCTGTACGGTCGGTATGGTGCAGACGATAACACGGAGACTGCAAAAGATACAGCGTCCCGATCTGATAATCACAGACGAAAATCATCACTGTCTGGCAGCGAGCTACAAGCGGATATATGAATACTTCGGCAGTCATTGTGTAGGAGTCACAGCTACTCCCGTAAGACTTAACGGGGGCGGGCTCGGAGAGATAAACGACTGCTTGATAGTAGGGATATCGGCGAAGAAACTGATAGCACGGAAATGCTTGTCACCGTATGAGTATTACGCTCCGCCGGTCGCTGATCTGTCGGGAATAAAGTCCCGTAACGGTGATTATGCCCCGGAAGACATCGAGACGGCACTTGCAAAGCCGCACATATACGGTGATGTTATCAAGTACTACAAACAGCTTTCCGATGGGAAAAAGGCTATCTGCTACTGTGCAACGGTGAAGCACTCAAAGGATATGGCGGAAGCGTTCAGAGAAGCGGGTATAAATGCCGCTCACATCGACGGTACCACATCGAAGGGAGAACGGGCTGAAATAATATCGGCGTTCCGTTCGGGAGCAATACAGATACTCTGCAACGTTGATCTGATCTCCGAGGGATTCGATGTTCCGGACTGCAATACCTCGATACTGCTCAGACCTACGAAATCACTCACACTCTACATTCAGCAGTCTATGAGGTGCATGAGATATCAGCCGGATAAGACGGCGATAATCATAGATCATGTCGGAAATGTCCACAGACACGGACTTCCGGATCAGGACAGAGAATGGACACTTGAACCGAAACCGCAGAAGAAACAGCAGAACACGGTGTCTGTTCGCCAGTGTCCGGAATGCTTCTTCACCCACGAGCCGGCGGCTGTTTGCCCGAATTGCGGGCATATTTATGAGGTCAGGAGTACTGAGCTCCCGAAGGAAAAACGCGAAACGGCATTGCAGAGGATAAACGATCCGGCGGAAACAGCGCTCAGGGAAAAGGTGACGAAATATGTATCACCGAATCAATGTAAGTCAGTTCACGAGCTGTATATTTTCGCCGATATGAAACATTACAAGAAAGGCTGGGCATATCACACGGCGGTCGCTATGGGAATGCTCAGAGGTAAACGAAAATGAATGAACAGGATATACAAAACTCAATACGGATTGAACTCTCGAAACATAACTTTTTTGTGGAGAGAATCAATGTTGGTGAAGGTTTTCTTGTTCCGGCAAAACTGTTTGAGATAATCAGGAAGAGATGTCCGGACTTACCGCTTAACAATATCAGCTATTTCAAAACAGGTGCAGTAAAAGGTCGGTCGGATTTATCGGCAGTTAAAGACGGTCGGGTGTATTTTCTTGAAGTAAAAACACCGAAGGGAACGGTAAAACCGGAGCAGGAAAAGTTCCTCGCTGTTATGCGTGACCGTTACGGCTGCGCGGCAGGGATAGTCAGAAGCGTAGATGATGCGCTGGAACTGGTAGGTGCAGTATGAACGGAACCGATATTGACAAGCTTGCCCGTAAGCGTGAACCGCTTCCCGATGATGCCGGATTGTGCGATATGGAACTGTACCACATTCTGACTGCGCTTTACGGTGAATACCGTGAAGGTATTGTCTCGAAAGATTTTGCAAAACGTGAAAAAGCCCGTGCAATGGAACAGCACCGGGAACTCGACTTGCAGGAGCGTATTTACAAGCAGCACACAAAGCGGATAACTGAACTGAGCATTATCGCGCAGAAAGCCTTTACCGAACATTCCTGCCCGCTGTGCGTGAAGATGTACGACATATTCAGCGGGTACCGAGGAAGGGAGAACAATGAGTAGGAATAACCATGAAATATGAGATAATAAACCCGTCCGACAAGGTATATATCACAGCTGAAGATGACCTGATAGCAAAAATCGTCTGCTATTACCTTGGTAACGGAACATACATGCTTAAAAACGATAAGGGAGAGCTTTTGACAGGCTTCCTTGACCCGAACATTGATATTGAGGGAAAAGAGCTTGAAAAATATATTTACACTCATGCGGTAGAAATAGCCGATGCACTTGACAGCCTTGTTTATCAATACGAAAGAACAAGTATAAATGATATCAGCGAAAAGGCTCACGTTATCGCAAAAGCGTTACGAGCTGTCACAAATGCCAATGAAGAAAGCGAGGAATAGCAATGAGCAGGCGGTTTTATTCCGGAGACCAAGTTACCGTAGAGTTCATGAAAGACTTTGACCGGCTGTGTGGTTCAAGAACTCGGTGGCAAGTGTGGAGTGACTGGGTACATTTAGCCGCGTATGCTATATCGAATACAGTTGACGAGATACACGCAGCGGAACGCGAAAAATCGTACCTCAAGATCGCAAGCGGATATAGTAAGTCAGAGCTTGAACTTGTATCTCACTTGCTCGGATATACTGTTGAAGCTTTGGAGATCAACCCAGATCAGGATTTTCTCGGAGCACTGTATATGAACCTCGATCTCGGCAACTCGCACGCGGGGCAGTTCTTTACACCGTACTGTGTATCAAAAATGATGGCTTTGATGAACTTTACCAGCGAAGGACTGAATATCCCATCAAACAGAAATTATGCAACGGTGTGTGACCCTACGGTTGGCGGGGGCGGAATGCTTGTAGCGTTCGCAAATGCTTGTAAGGCTCACAAGATATATTACCACACAGATATAATGTTCATCGGACAGGACATAGATCACACGGTCGCGTGTATGGCATACATACAGATATCCTTGCTTGGGTGTCCCGGATATATCGTAGTAGGTAATAGCCTCACAGAACCGACGACAGACGATCCGATATTCGCACCAATGGAACGCGAAACATTTATCACACCGTTTTACTGCTCCGAGATATGGTCATGGAGAAGAATGTTCCGGTCACTGATCGGCGTAAGCACCGCTGAAACACGCGGAGAGAGCGATTCGCAGTCGGATAATATAGAAACCTCTTCCGGCGGTGAAAACGTCCCTGAGCCTGTTGCAACGCACGAAACGCACGAGGAAACGCACGCGAGCGATAGCGAACCAGAAGCAAACACATCATCGAGTAATGAAATGATACAGCTCACATTCTTTTGATTGAAAGGAAAACGAAAATGTTGGATAATGTTTGTCACACGAAAGGAGAACCTCAATGGCAAAAATAATACTAAAAGACTGTCCGTTCTGCGGAGAAAAGAACGATATTCACTTGGTAATACTCCGCAATTATGAGGGCATAGAGAATGGTGCTCGTATCGAGCGCTATAGATGCCTCGGTTATTTCTATCAGGCAGAGGCTACCTGTGCCGATGATGTAATCGCGGCTTGGAACAGGAGGGCTGAAAGATGATTAATCATAAGCTTCCTTTTGATTATGCCGGCGAACCGCTGCCGAAGGGATTTACAAATGATAATCCGCCCGTGAATGTGGTCGAAAAGGCCGTAAAAGTAGTTATGAAACGCATATTCTGCAAGAAGTGCGGCGCTGAGCTTATCCGTAGCCGTGAAGTGTTACTATCATCACCGATGAAATATCAATATCGCTGTGAAAAATGTAATACTGATTATATCAGTGTTACCAGTTATCCGGCTATATGTTTTGTAGAGGAGGACGACAATGACAGCTAAAGAATACTTATCGCAATATCGCGATGCTGTAGAGGACATAAAAGTTAAGAATGCCGAGCTCGAGAAGCTGCGAGAAGATGCTGTTTCCATTTCACCTTCTTCGTCTGCTGAGCACACTACAGGGAATATTTCTGATAAAGTTGGCAGAAAAGCACCCGAGATAGCGGATCTCGAACGTGAGATTGAGGAAGAGAAAGCTGCGGCTCGACTGCTACGGCGTGATATTAGGGCGTCAATATCTGAAATCCCTATAAAGGACCTGCGGCACCTACTTACATATCGCTATATTTGTGGCTGCACGTTTGAAAGCGTTGCTGTCAAAATGGGCAGAAGTTATTACCATGTCGTTCATCGTCTTCACCCTGCTGCTCTGAAAAAAATTGGTGATACAAATTTTTCAAAAAAATGAAAAATGTTATTGAATGTTACATAGGATATATGATATTCTATACACATAGAAGTATGACATAGTCTCATTGGGAACTCTCCTTAATTCGCGGAAAGCCTTCGGAAACGGGGGCTTTTCGCATTTTCAGAAAGGTCGTGAGGTGCGATATGCTGAAAGCGTGTTCCAGATGCGGGAGGATACACGAACGAGGTTTTGTATGTATGCCGAGAACAACATACAAGCAGGAGCGAAACTCACAGGCAGACAAATTCCGTAATACTTCTGTATGGCGTCAGAAGTCAGAAGATATCAAGACGCGGGATATGCACCTGTGTAGGATATGCCTGACGAAGCAGTATAACACTGTCCTGCAATATAACTCTCGGAAGCTGTCTGTGCATCATATAGTGCCGCTTGCCGAGGACTACGACAAGAGGCTTGATGATGATAATCTCATTACTCTGTGCAGTTATCATCACGAACTCGCAGAGCATGACCGGATCCCACGGAGATTACTCCGCGACCTTGCCCTAGTTCCGGTAAAACTTTAGTAAACTAAAGCGATATCCCCCTACCCCTCGCGATTTTTGCCCCGAAAGGGCTGACATCTACGCCGCACCTCTATAAATAAAAAATTCCCAAAATGAAAAAACGGAAGTGGGTGAAAACGCCGGTTTTTTGATAAAAAAGTATAGGTATAACAAGATATACCTATAAAATCGAGATAGGAGTTGACCTTATGGCAAGACCTTCAAAGCCCGTAGCGGTTATTGAGGCCGAGGGAGTTTCCCACCGGACAAAAGCAGAGCTCGAGTCGAGGAAAAATGCCGAGGAAAGTCTGTTGAGCAATAAGGAACTGTTCGAGCGCCCCGAGGTAGTGAACAACGACATAGCACATGCTGAATTTCAGCGTGTAGCGGAGTTAATGAGGGCGATCGGCAAAGATGATGCTCTTTACAGCTCCGGAATAAATACATATTGCCTTGTATATTCGGAGATCAGCGAGCTGAACGAGCAGAAAGCTATGCTCGACGAGACTATGGAAATGCTGAAAAGCACATTTGAGCGGCTTGAAGATGACCCTGCCGGAGCTCCGAGTGCCGATCAGATAATACAGTTCGAGAAGTCGTTCACAAGGCTTGTATCACAGCGCTTGAGCTTATGTACAACAATAGATAAAAAGCGGAAAATGATGCTCGACCTTGACAAAGAATACTGTATGACACTCTCGGCAGCTCTCCGATCTATACCGAAACAGCCCGAAAAAACACAGAGTGCTCTTGTTAAAGTGCTTTTCGGGAACGATGACGATGATGAAGAAGAATAATGATATAACACAGCGTGTGCATTTGCTTGCATTGCGCTGTTTTTATATAGCAAGTAAATGCAAAAATCAAAAATGGAGGTAAAAATCATGAGCGCAAACACAAAGAACTACGCTGAACAGGGCGGCGCTGCTTGGCACATCGGCGGTAAACTTATAATCGAAGATGGAGCTGAAGTTGCGGGACTTCTTACGACTCCCGCGCAGAATGTCGAACCCGTAGCGTCTGCTTCTACCGCAAACAACAAGGCGGCGATCAATGCTATGCTTATCGCAATGAAGAACGCAGGCATCATGATCCCTGACAGTTGGAATGTATCCGTGCTCGCTTGTCCGACACCTGCGGCAATGCCTACCGAAGAAACTGCCGCAAATAGTGGTCATGCGACCCTTGCTATCGATGACACGGCGATCACGATCACACTCGACTGCAAGGTCGAGGATCTCGCTGATTCTGATCACGGCAGCACATGGGGTGAGCATAAGTGGCTCGGATTCGGCGTTCGTACCGGACTTGACAGCGTTGTAGGCGTTAAGTTTACAGACGACACAGGTGCCGAGGCGACACTTACAGGCGATGACGCGAGCAAAGCAACAACTCTCGGTCTGTCCGCCGGAGATTTCGTTCTCTACATCAAGGCAGAGGATGAGAAGTATCTGACCGGCAAGAAGTCGTTCACTCTGTGGATTGACGGATATGCGGCGACCAAGTTCACAATGCAGATCATTGAGAGCACGGATCCCGAAACTTAAAAGCAAGGCTTTTTCAGCTTTGACTATAAAAACCAACAAATAATGGAGGTAAAACAATGCGCAAAAAAAACTACACAAAGAGAATGCTTGAGCTCCGTGCGACAGCAAAGGGCCTTGCCGAGCAGCGTGCCGATGCCGTTAAGGAAATGCAGGATATCCTGAACGCTTCCAAGACGGAAAACCGTGCTATTACGGACGAGGAGAACACGAAGCTCGAAACACTCGAAAAGCAGATCGCGGGTATCGACAGAACACTCGCGGCTCAGAAACGCTCTCTCGATATCTTCAACAATAAGCCTACAGAGGGCGAAGGAGATACCGACGACGACAGCGAACAGAGAGCAAAGGAAGATGAGGACGAAGAGAAGAAGTTCAAGGTAACCGCTGCTGATAAGCGCGCTTTCATGGGGGTTATTAAGGATATCTCTGAAAAGCGTGCAGGTGAGCAGAACTTCAATCTTGGCAATAACGGCGCTATCCTGCCGGTAAGCATTTCCCACCTTCTTATCACAAAGGTCGAGGAAATCTGCCCTATTTTCAGAGATGCTGAAAGAAGCGCTGTAAAGGGTACATACAAGATACCGGTTTACGGCGGCAAGATCGTTGACGGCGTAGAGCACAACATCACAGTAGCCTATGCCGAAGAGTTCACTGAACTTACCGCTGATGCAGGTGCATTCACAAGCATCGACCTCACCGGCTATCTGATCGGTGCTCTCACGCTTGTAGGCAAGTCCCTGGTCAACAACTCCGAAATACCTGTTTTCGATAAGATTATCGATCAGATGGCATTAGCTATTGCCAGATTTGCAGAAAGAGAGAATCTCCGCGGTACAGTAGGTAAGTGTACCGGTGCTCTCAGCACTACTAATGTCTTAACAATAGCAAGTTCGGATAAGATCACAGCTGACGACCTCATAGATATTCAGACAAACGTTCCGACGGTTTATCAGAAGAACGCAGTATGGACTATGAACCCGCTGACGTTCCGCGTTATTAAGAAGCTGAAGGATGCAGCAGGTCAGTATCTGCTTCAGCCTAACGGTGGCATAACAAGCGAGTTCCCGTATACTATTCTCGGCAAGCCTGTTTATCTCTCGGATAATATGCCGCTTATCGGCTCTAAGACAAGACCTATCCTCTACGGTGATTATAAGGGTCTCGGCATAAACATGAGAGAGAGCATTGAAATGCAGGTTCTCCGTGAGAAGTATGCAACACAGCACGCTATCGGCCTTGTAGCTTGGTTCGAGATGGACAGCAAGGTTATCGACGCGCAGAAGCTCGCAGCTCTCGAAATGGCGGAATAAGCAGATGAAGGTAAGCGAAGTAACAACTGAATATGCAAGGGATTATTGCGGTCGTAGTGATGCTTCCGAGAATACAAGGATAGAAACTTGTATGGCAGCGGCAAAAGCATTCATCAAGGGTTTTACCGCCCTTGATGATGACCGCATTGATGAGCATGAAGATATCACTATCGCTTATCTTGTGCTTATCAACGAATGGTACACAAATCGAGATTATACAGTCGAAAAGGCTGCTACTAATCCGAGCGTGAACGCGATCCTTGCAATGTATGCGGAGAATTACTTATGACATTCGATAAGAAACTACGGCTCATTAAACTCGAACGGCAGAACGGCAGCGGGAATTATATTGAGAAAGCTGAACGCACTATATGGGCAAATGTCTATGGTGTCAGCATTACAATGAAATATACCGCTGCCGCGGCGAACAGGTCGGCAGAGCTTACGGCAATATGCCACCGTGCCGAGGTAGAGGCCGAAAACTACACTCATGCGGAATACAACGGACAGCGTTACCGCATTGAAAACACGGGCCCTGCTGATATAGAGAGCCACATTAAGCTGATACTTGCGAAAGGCGGATAATTATGCCCGAGATCGAAGAAACGGTAGAGATTGAAGATAAGGTAGAAGCTGTACTTGCTACGGTATTTGATCACTACTTCAACGGTATGCCCGAATTCGCGGAATGCGAAGAGCCGGACACATACGCGGTATATACACTCCACGAAAAGCCGGAAAACCACGCAAGCGGCAAGTATCACGCAAAGAAGTATTGGATATCGGTAATGATCATAACCCTCACACACGACCGCACTCTGTACAGACAGACAGAAACCGCTTTTGTGAGCAGCGGTTTTACATATTCAGGCGGCACCGATGTACCGGGTTATGAAAGCTCGAGTCCTTATCCGCATAGGTACCAATATACACAAGAATTCTTAATTTCAGAAGATATGGAGGTTTAACACAATGTCAAAAAATCCTCATGGAAGTCCTGCGGTCTCCACAGATCGTTACGCTACGGCGCTTCTTACAGAAGATAGCGGCAATACACTCACCTACGGTGCCGTGTATGAGGTAGAGTCCGACCTCATTACAGCAAAGTACACCCCGAAGATGAACAACGCAGGTATGTATGCGTCCGGTATCGAAGTTGAGTCGTATGTCGTAAAGGCAGGCGGTACCCTCGACCTTAATGTCGTAGGTCTTTCCGCGACAGAAGAAAAGGAGTATTTCGGCGCGAAGCTCCTTCCCGATGCGAATAATCTGCTTGTTGAGAACAAGGATGACTATGTTCCCGACAGAATGGTTATCTACTCGACTACGCGCTCCAACGGCAAGAAAAATCTTTACAAGTTCCCGAAGGCTAAATTTACCTCGCAGGGTGAAGAGGCTACTACATCCGACGATAGCGGCGTAAAGTACAACGGTACAGCTCTTCAGGCAAACTACAAGGCGCTTATCAACAGCGGCGACATCATGTTCCAGATCAAGGATGTCGATCCCGATACTATCTCGGGTGCTGCTCTGATCGACGCATGGTTCGGCTCCGCTCTCGGCGGCATTGTTCTCTCCGGTACAGGCGGCGCAGATGCAAACGCTCCCGTAGTTACTGCTACGGCAGGCGCAAATCAGGTAGCGCTCTCCTGGACTGCGATCACTAACGCTACAAAGTACAGCGTAAAGCAGTATGATGACGGTGTCTGCACGATCCTTGACGCGGCTGTAACCGGCACAACTTACACCGATACGGGACTTACCGCGGGTAAGACTTATACTTACCTCGTTCAGGCGTATGTTGACGGCGTATGGTCGTCTGCTTCTCCTGCAAATCGTGTTTCTGCAACACCTACAGAAGAATAATAGCGGGTATTTTCGGAAAGGCGGGACCTTCGCCCCGCCTTTATTGTTATTGAGGGAAAAATGTTTATAGAAATGAAAAAACAAGTCCTTAATTTCGGCATTGGCAAAGCCGAATTATGGTTCAGATATGACATTCAAGCACTTTATAACATTGAAAACTCGGGTTTTGACCCTTTCGATATATTCAAACAGCGCGATAATCCCAAGGCGGTAAGGTGTTTTCTTGAAAACGGCCTTGCTGATTGGTATAAGGGCGTTGACGATAACAACAGTCTGGACGAATATGTAAACAGACTCATGAGCATGGAAGGATTTCAGACGGAACTTATCGCATATATTCAGGCCGCGATAATGCTCTCTCTCCCTAATCAAAGAGGCAGCAGCAAGGAAAAACGCGAAAAATTCAGCATTTTGAGCCTTATGACCGCCTGCGTCGATGTGATGCGTATGCCGATGTCGGAATTTATGAGCAGTACCATCCGAGAAGCCTCAGATCGGTGGGAGAGATATGCGGTAGCAATGGGATATAGAAAACCCGTCGAAACCTTTAAAGAATTCGATGATGAATAGGAGAAAACACTATGAATGTTGAAATCAGAAACGGAAAAGCGCACATTTCGGGTTATGTGAACGCTGTCGGCAGAGACAGCAGACCTATCCCTACAGCTACGGGCGAATTTGTCGAGATGATTGAGCCCGGCGCATTCGGTGAAGCGCTCAAACGCGCGAAGAATGTTGACATCATGCTCAACCACGACCGCAAGTTCGGCAGCACCACAGAAGGTAACCTCAAGCTCAAGGAAGATACTATCGGACTTTATGCGGAAACCGAGACAGATGATGCCGAAGTAGTCAGAGCTGCAAAGGAAGGTCGGCTTGTCGGTTGGAGCTTCGGCATGTATGTCGGAAAGCAGGAAATGGAGAGCCGCGAGGGCAAGATCCCGCGCAGGCATGTACAGCAGCTTGACCTTGAAGAAGTCTCGATTATAGACAACCGTAAGCTGCCTTGCTATGCAGGCACATCCGTAGAGTGCAGAGCTGGCGAAAACATTATCACAGAGACCAGAGCGACCGAGGATACCGCAAATGTCGCAAATCACGACGATAACACGGACGAGAAACGCGCAGAATGGGAAAAGCGCTTAAATGATATCGGCGTTAAGAGTTGGCAGAATAAGGTAGATGCGCTCAAGAACAGCGTAAAATGAGCGTACTGACGAGCAAAGCGGTACAATATGCCGAAGAATGCATTGACCCGGAAAACGACCGCGCTCCGTACTATGTGAAAAAACAATGTGCGGCTTGGCTCGATATCGTTTATGGCAATAATCCTGACGCTTATGTCTGCAAAAAGACATACAAGAAGATATGTAAGATTCTCAAGCTGATGAACCATCCCGACCTTATGAAGGCCGACGGTACATATAGCACGCTCTATACAAGCCTTGAACCTTATGCCTGGCTGCTTATTGTTGCTATCTTCTGCACGAAAACGACCGAGGGCTATTGGTACTATGAGACCGCGTTGCTTGAAATAGCGCGAAAGAATTTCAAGACCTTCACCTCGGGCGTTATTTTTATTATCGCTATGCTCACCGGATGTATGTTCGGTCGCTATTTCTCTGTAGCTCCTGACCTCAAGCTGTCATCTGAGCTCCAGAAAGCTATACGCAAGATCATCAAGTGCAGCCCGCTGCTCGCAGATGAGAGCGTATTTAAGCCGATGCGGAGTGAAATTCGCTGTGTTTTGACAGATAGCGAATATACGCCGCTCGCATACTCCGAGGATAAGATGGACGGTAAGCTCGCCAATGTGTTCCTCGCTGACGAAACGGGCGCTATGGACGATTATCCGATAGAAGCTATGCGGTCGTCACAGATCACGCTGTTCAACAAGCTCGGTATCATCATAAGCACACAGTATCCGAACGATAATAATGCTCTGCTGACCGAGATAGACTATGCGAAGAAGGTTCTTGACGGTTTTATCGATGATCCGCACGTTTTCGCGCTGCTTTTTGAGCCGAATGTCGAACTGCTCTCGAACGACCAATGGAAAACGAATGATCTTGTCATCTATCAGGCAAATCCTGTAGCTTGCACAAACGCTCATATCTTCGCGGAGATTGTGAAGAAGCGCAAAAAGGCTGTTCTCTATGAGAACAAGCGCGAGAATTTCTTATGTAAGCATTGCAATATTCAGTACAAGAGCCTCGGAACAGAGGGATTTGTCGAGATCACAAAGGTACGCGAATGCAAGATAGTCGAGGATCTCGCTTTCTGGCGTGGTAAGCGCGTATGGCTCGGTCTTGACCTGTCCACTTCCGACGATAATACTTCAGTTGCTATGGTCACGGAGTGGGAAGGCGAAATCTATGCGAAAGTCTGGGGCTTTATCCCGAGCGACAAGGTCGAAGAAAAGAGCGAACGAGAGCATGTCAACTATCAACAACTCATTGAGAATGGAAACTGCTTCGACTGCGGTGACGATGTAATAAGTTATCCGTTTGTCGAGCAGTTTATTCTTGATATCTCCCGGGTATATGGTGTTGAGATCGTCCAGGTCGGTTATGACCGTTGGAACGCGCTCTCGACAGCTCAGAAGCTCGAAGCCGAGGCTATAAGCTGTGTGGAGATACGGCAGCATTCAAGCATTCTGCACCGGCCTACAAAGCTCCTCAAAGAGGCGATATTGTCGAAATATTTCCATTACGACGAAAACCTACTGCTTGAAATCAACTTTTCAAATGCGAGATGCACCGAGGATACAAACCTTAACAAGTATGTAAACAAGAAGAAGTCCGCGGGAAAGGTCGATTGTGTTGTATCAATAATCAATGCTCTGTACCTCCTTCAGCTCGATATGGAGTCTGGCGGTTGGGGCGCACAGGTCATTTAAATGAGGTATGATATGGGATTATTCAGAAGAAAAAAAGAAAATCGCAGCGGTGAAGATACCGTAGGTTTTGCCGACGCGCTCTTCACTGCTCTGATCGGCGGCGGCAGCACCGTCACAAAGGCACAGGCTATGCAGATACCTACCGTTGCGGCATGTATCACGCTGATAGGCGACCGTATCGCAGCTCTGCCGATAAAGCTGTATCGTAAAGAAACCGAGAAGGTAATTGAAATACTCGACGATAACCGTATCCGTCTGCTTAACGGTGATACCGGTGACACGCTGAACGCTACGGAGATGAGAAAGCGGTGGGTAAGAGATTATTTCCTTGGTGGAGGTGCATACACATACATACACCGCACTAATACCAACGAGATAACAGGTATTTACTATGTCGATGAGGGCGATGTTACCGTCCTGGCAAATGTTGATCCGATATTCAAGAATTACAAGATCAGCGTGAACGGCCGGAGTTATTTCAACTATGAGTTCATCAAAATACTCCGTAATTCAAAAGGCCTCGGAATAGGAACGAGCATAATTGCCGAAAATCCTTTAGCTCTCGCGGTATATTACAACACTATGAAATTCGAGAACGCAAACATTCGCAAGGGCGGAAACAAGCGCGGATTTCTCAAAGCGGCAAGTAAGCTCTCAAAGCCTGCGCTCGAAGAACTGAAAGAAGCCTGGAAAAAGCTGTACAGTAATTCCGACGACAAAGAGGATAACATCGTTCTTCTCAATGACGGCGTAGATTTCAAGGAAAGCAGCTCAACATCGGTTGAATTACAGCTTAATGAAAATAAGCAAACCAATGCTGCCGAGCTCTGCAAACTGTTCTGTATGCCGATGTCGGTGCTGAACGGCACGGCGGACAAGGCGGCTATATCGCAGTTCGTTCAGAATTGCCTTATGACGGTCATAAACACAATAGAGGCTGCTCTCGATCATGATTTCCTTACCGAAAAAGAAAAGGTAAATATGTACTGGGCATTCGATACTACCGAGCTCACCCGCGGGGATTTCGCGGAACGCATAAACGCCTACGCTGTCGCTTATCAGAATAATTTCTATCAGCTCGACGAGATCAGAGAGCGTGAAGATCTGCCTCCGCTCGGCTTCAACTTCATCAAGCTCGGTCTTGATGCCGTGCTTGTGGATCCGAAGACAAGGGAGATCTATACTCCGAATACCGGTAAGCTTGAAAAGATGAACGCGGAGCACTTGACAGATGAACAGCTTCGTGCTATACTGGAAGAAAGATATAATGAAAATCACGATCCTGCTACCGGACGTTTCACCAGTGGACGAAATGCAATAGGTGCAATGCTGAAAAGCGGAGAGCCTATTGCAATGTATCATCACGGCACGAACTTCGGCGGCGGGGGCGGTTCTTCGTCGGGTGGTCAAGATTTTGTTAAAAACCTTAATGATCTGAAAGAAGCTTTAAAAAACGGAACCGTTTCATCGAAGCTTGACAAGAAAAATCAAGCAAAACATAAATATGGTTCCGAAGAATACAATAAACGTGTAGATAATAATGAACTTCCGAGTTATACTAAATTAAGCAATATGGAAGTACAGAAGATTATCAATCAATACAGCTGTACAGGGCAGGTATTTAATAATAAGGGACGCTTCCATGAAGTAATTGTGTTAGATGAACAGCTTGGAATGTACGGTAATAGAAAAACAGGCAAATATGAACCTACAAATGTATTTACTATCCATTACTCTAAGGAAGGATCTCATTTAGTACCTGCAAGAATGAAAGGAAATTACACATGATAGACTCCGTTACTTTAGCTGAAACATACTACCATAAAGTTCATATGATCGATGTTAACGACAACGAGGTTGTCGGCGAAGTCGGTCTATATGAATCCGAATGGGATAGCGATGACGGTATGCCTTGCATTGGGATAGACGGCATCATGTACAATGCTGATGAGATAAAATCGATTGAAATAATCGATTAAGGACAACCGAATTAATACAAATACCGTTTTGCATGCGAATGCAGAGCGGTATTTTTTATGCCTTGAGGTGAATAATGGCAGATTTCATAGAAATGGATCACGCCGCTATGCTCCGTCAGATAGCGGAGCTCGATAAAACGCTTGCGGGGCTTGAAAAGAGCATGAGCGGTGAGATTATGGATACTGTTTTGAAAGAAGCCGCCGAACAGCTCAAAGATGAACAGGCGCGCATACTCTCCGGCGCTCCTTCGGACGGGATCCGTTCCCTTGCAAAAGATCTCTCTGTGTGGAAGGACAACAGAAAGCCTGCACCGCGTAAAGTCTCATATCGTGCCGGGTACTCCGATGATAAAATAAATCAGAGTATAAAGTATTTCGTTATCGAGTACGGAAGACCCGGCAGAAAAGGCAAGTCAAAGGACAGTAAAGGGCGCAGGATAGGGAGAATTCAGCCTTATTCGCATATCCGCGCGGCTTGGTTCCTCAAAAGAGACGCAATAAACAGATTTATAGCCGAACGTATCAATGAAGAGATACAGAAACGGTGGAAAGGATAACAGACTATGCCCGATCTTGGCAGTACAATATCACTTAATGCTTCCAACTTTGCGGCAGGAGTCGCTCAGACCCGTGCAAAGCTCGTTGAACTGAACACTGCCCTTATTGAGAACCGAAACAAGATGAAAGAGGTCAATAAGGAAGCGCAGGAGCTCCAGAAGCAGGAAAAAGCGCTTACCGATGCTATGAAGGACGGCGGCACGAAGGAGCAGCAGCAGGAACTTGAACAGCTCCGCACCCGTATAGGACAGGTAAATTCCGAACTCGGTACTTTAAGGACCCGTGAGCAGGAAATTCAGAGCGATATCCGAAAGACCTCAAACGAGCTCAAAGAGCAGAAAAACGACACCAATAACCTTACGACTGCTACCGACGGTGCTACCGCCGCTATCAAGAAGCTTGAAACGGGCTTGAAGGCTGTTCTTGCAAGCGCTGCCGGTAAGAAGCTGTATGAGGTGCTTATCGGCTCCAATGCCGAAATGGAACAGTATCTCACGTCCTTTGAGGTAATGCTCGGAGATGCGAGAAAAGCCAAAGACCTTATGTCAGAGCTCAATACAATGGCGGCGAAAACTCCTATGGAGCTTACCGACGTTGTTAAGAACGGAACTCTGCTAATGAACTACGGCGTGGATTCCGACAAGCTCATAGAGACTATGACGAAGCTTGGAGATCTTGCAGCAGGAAACGCACAGAAATTCGAGCGTGTTTCCCTTGCCTATGGTCAGATGCTCGCAAAAGGCAAAGTCTCCGGTGAAGAACTCAGGCAGATGACCGAGGCGGGCGTGCCGCTTTTGCAGGCGCTTGCAGAAGAAATAGGCGTGACTTCCGGAGAAATGCAGGATCTTGTTTCTAAGGGCAAGATAGGCATTCCGGAGCTGAACGCGGCTATCGAGAGCATGACCACAGGCACCGGACAGTTTGCCGGAATGATGGAGAAACAGTCGCAGACATTCTCCGGTATGCTCTCTACACTGTCCGATGAAGCTCAGCAGTTCGGGCGGGAAGTCGGAGAAGATGCTTTCGGGGTTGCAAAGGAAAGCCTTTCGGAATTGCTTGACATGATAGATGACTGGCGCGATGACGGGACATTGGATAGTATTGCAAAAGACCTCGGAACAACAGTAGGAGCGGTAGCGGGAATGCTTAAATCGCTCATTACTCTGCTTGTTAATTGCCGTGGTGCAGTAATACCGCTTGTAGCGGCATTCTTATCATATCAGGCTGCCGTCAAAGGATTAAGTGTCATCGATGGTGTCAAGGCGTCGGTTGCTGCTCTGACGACAATGCTGCACGGCGAAACTATTGCAACAGAGGGCGCGACCATAGCACAAGAGGGTCTTAATGTCGCTATGTCAGCGAATCCGATAGGACTTGTTATTGCGGCAGTTGCCGGTCTTTCTGCGGGGCTCATATACTTGTATTCACAGGTTGAGAACGCAGAACAGCGATTCAACAGGCTTAACGGCGAGATAAGTGAACTCCACGATAGTACAAAAAAGGCTTCTGAGGAACAGGGGAAGCTTGCGGGTGTCGTTGAAGAATACAAAAATATCATTGACAATGTTACAGATGTTCACGACAAAAAGGAAAAGCTGATCGAGCTTCAGAAAACTCTGAACGATCTGTACGGCGAAGAAAAAACACAGATAGACCTTGTGAACGGAAGCTATGAGGAAAACATAAGGCTTCTCGAAGCAGAGAACGAAGCGGCAAGGCAAAGAGCTATAAACCAGATACAATCTGACCTTGAACAGGCTGAGAAAAAGCAGTCTGAAGCTACTACTCTACAGGCTATCTCAATTGACTTTGATGCAAGCAAGATCACCAAAGAAGTCAATGACTGGTACAAAGAGATACAGGATAAGATTTCCGATGATGGCTTTAATCTTGTAGAACTTACCGGATTCGGTGATGATTCCACACTTACATTCTCCGGCAATATTGATCAGGTTATCGAGAACCTTGATAATCTTGAAAAAGCAATACTATCTTCCGGAAAGGCGAGTACAGATCTCAAAGATATGTTTGATGCGGTTCATGACGGCAAAGAACGTTTTGTAGAGATGAAAAATGCCACCGAAGATATTCGCGAGGAACTTGTAGCAGTTGAAACCGGTACTAATGCAGTGTCAGATGCGGAAAACGCTCTCGGTGACAGCGCAGCGAAAGCTTCCGTTGATCTTGAAGCGCTTGCTGCGGCAATAGAGGAGACAGACAAGAATCCGGACGTGATCAAAGAACGTTCCGATGCTGTAAACGATCTTGTGAAGAATTATGGCTCGCTGTATGATACCATGAAAGAACTCCAGAACGGCGATGCCATAAGTTATGAGAAAATGCAGGCTCTTGTCAAAATATATCCGGAGCTTGCAAATCATATAATCGTTACCGCCGATGGATATAAGATTGAAACCGGAGCTCTTGGAGATTTGAATACGGCGCTCGGCGACAGTGTCCTGTCTCAGGTTGAAGCCGAAAAAGCTAAAACACAGGCTGCGATCAAAGGCTCAAAGGACAGAATAGCTCTGTATATCAAGGAAATGGAGACTTATGCCCGAAGCGGTGAATATTCAAAGGCAAATCAGATAAAGCAAGCCGCTGACGCTGAACGTGCTACAATTGCAGAATTGGAAGGCTCGCTTTCAACCTATGATACACTTCCGAAATATCTTACGGGAAACAGAGGAACAAAAGCAGCTTCTTCAGGAAATTCGGGCGCTTCGGGAAACAATAAAGCAGCTTCACCACCGGGCTTAAAGTCAATAATGTCTTATGCCAAAACAGCATCGTCCGCATTCAAAGAAATGCAGGATAACGGAGAGCTTGCACTATCCACGGTGCAGGCTCTTATTGATGCGGGGTATGACGAAAAGGTCGTATATCAGGACGCTGCCGGGAAATGGATCATAAATACCGACGAATATCTGAAAGCCGCAAATGCGCAGATAAATGCGGCAAGGGACGCTGAAGGTACGACAGAAATACAGAAGAATGCTTTGGAAGCGCTGCGCGGTGAGCTTTCCAAAGTTACCGAAGGACTGTATGAGACGGCAAAAGCCGAGAAAGCGCTTAAATCTGCCGCTGTCTCTGCCGGTGATACTGCCGGCAATATGAAAACTCTGTCTGCTGCTATTGTTGAGCAGAAGGATAATAAAGGCTTATCTGCCGATACAGTCTCAAAGCTTTCCGGTACACGATATGCCGAGGCACTGACTGTTGGTGTAGATGCTCAGATAACACTTGATACCGATAAGCTCAAAACGATACTTTCAGATGAAATCGAAGACGCAATAAAACAGCTTGAAACAGAACTTGCGACAGCGACCGATGAGAGCAAAATAAAAGGTCTGGAAGCTCAAATACAGGCGTTCAGAAACTTAAAAGCTGTTATCGGAGACGTCACCGAAGGTCTTTATGGTGTTGAGAAAGCACAGGAAAAGATCGTCAGCGACGAAGCTCTGAAAGCTACCGAAGACGCGGCAAACCGCAGGCTCAAACAGATAGACGCAGAGCTGAAAGCAAAGCAGAAGCTTCGTGATGAGACTCTGAAAGCCATAGATGATGAAGTGCAGGCTCGGAAGCGGCTCACCGAGGATAATGATATCCAGCGGCAGATAGATCAGACTACGGCAAAACTGAAATATTCTCAGCTTGATGAATTCTCCCGCCGCCAGCTTGAACGCAGACTTCAGCAGCTTCAGAACGAGCAAGCTGAGCTTGCTTGGGAGCGGGGAATAGAGGATACGCGGTCGGCAGTAAATGAGTCATATAACAGTGAGACCGCTGTGCTGAATGAGCAGAAGGATGCGATTGAAAACTCGCTTTCCGTGCTTAAGGAACTGAATTCTTCTGTTAATGATGGGATAAGCAGTCTTGTGGCAGTTGTAAAGGATGCTGTTGAGAATGTTGCTCCGGATCGGGAGATAAATGTAACATTCAATAACGCTGATTCGTTGTCATCGGACCAGATAGTGAGGCGCATCTTGGATTATTTTGGCGTGGATACGGTAATTTAGGAGGGAGTATGCAGAAAATTTCATTCACTACTTCTGTAGGAACTATTGAAATAGATGATGTGAACAATTCATCTATTGCCGGCGAAAAAATATTCAGGTTAAACGAGTTTGACGGTAACAGCGTTAAGAACAGGATACATTCCGTTCAGTGTATAGGAATGGCCGGGCAGAGAACGTTGTCTGCTATTCCGGAGGTGAAAACGGTTACAGCGAAAATTTCATTTGCTCCGGTATATTTGAGGGGAAACAGAATGACTTGTACCGGAGCAGCTGGCATGTATGCTCTCAGACGTGAAGTGTTAAAGCGCTTTCCTCTGGGTGAGACCGGGACTTTGATATATACGAACAATGTCGGAGAATATGAAATACTGGCAAGACTTGATGAAATTCCATATGTAAGTGTAAAGGCCGGTTATCTGTGTGAGTGCACTCTGATGTTCACCGCTGATTATCCGTACTGGTGCAGGACCGTAAAAAGTGAACAGCGTACTATCTCAGGCAATTACATATATCTGTCAACAGCAAATCTCGGCGATGTTGAAAGCCCGATATCCGGTACAATTATATGTAACTCATCTCTTGAAGATACCCCAGATGAAAGCGGTGATTATTTCAGGCTGACCGAGGGCGGTGATACGAACAGAGCAATACATTTTGTAAAACCCTTGGAGGTATATGATGAGCTGTATTTCAGTCTTGAATACGGGAATGAATTCATTGTTAAAAGAAGAAAAAACTATGGTGACGGAACTGTTTCTGACTGGAAACAAGCCTTTGATTACATAGATTTTCCCACAAACTATGAACCGTGTCACGTTGGAGCCGCGGGCGGTGGAGGTCGCGGCACCGGTTTTTATTTCTATTTGTTTACAAGCGGAGAATTGAGCGTACAGCTCGATTACCGTTTTTTATTTACTGCAATATGAGGAGGCGATGATGTGACATTCATTGTGTTCAAGCCGCTTGCTGAGGGCGGCGATTTCAAAAGTGCGAAAGTACTTGATTTTGTGGAAGCAGAGAATTACAACTATAAGAAAAGCTGGTGTAAGATCGGGACATTCTCCTTAACTGTTCCTAAATCAGTGGAAGGAATAGAAAATGTTCTTCCGGATATGCTTATTCTCGTTCTTGATGAATATGTCAATGACAGTCTTATCATTACATCAGTAAGATGTGACGGCAATCATGTCACATTGAACGGAAGAGATTTAAAACAGCTGTTGGCCTGGCGGATTACGTTGTTTCCGCCGAGCGAGATAGAAGCCGGTACATACGGATACGATGTATCAACCGGCAGCACCGGGAGTATTATAAGGCATTATATAAGCTATAACTTAGGCGAGGAAGCGGATATCAATCGCAGGATACATGGTATAAAATTCGGAAATATTGATGCTGGTATTGCAGAAGATACTTATATGTCCAGGATGCAACCGGTTAATGAGGTTGTAGAAGCTCTATGCGAGAATGCTGATATTGGGTATTCCGTGGATATAGTTCGGGACGGAGATGAGCCAGGCTATATTGTTACAGTGAATGCCGGCGTTGATCGTACAAATGGACAGACTGAGAATTCAAAAATGGTCTTTGCAGATTATACTTTCAGCGCAGATAACATCTTAGTAGAGAACAGTACCGAAGATCGAGAGAATATTATATGGGCTATCAACGGAGGCACAGAGGACACTGCTGTGGTAACTGCTGTGAATAATTCGGATGAAGAAAGTGAGCCTTCGGGATTTCTACGGCGTGAGACTGTAGCAACAGTCAACTGCGAAGATGAGGATGTTGAAATCTATGCGAAGAAAGACAGTGGTGGCAAGACCGATAAAACTGAGATACAGGTACAAGCAAGCTTATACAGTGATTATGGTACCCGTTATGGCGTCGGAGACAAGGTTACCGTGATAAAAAACGGAAAAGCTTATGATATGCGGGTTCTCTCGGCTGAAAAGAATTATTCAGGCATCAGGAAACAGGTTTTGATAATACTTGGGAATATCCCTGCACAGAAGGTGGTCACGCGTCTGAATTACGAAGCTGCCCAGAATAAAAAAGACTCAATCACTCAGCGCCTTGATTATACCCCGGGCGGTTCCGGCGTCGGTGAAGGCCTCGGCGATCATAACGAACGTTTCAACGATTACGAGAACAACACCGTCACAGGCACCAGCTCATATAACCACGTCGAGGGGCGTAACAACACAGTCGAAAATACCTCTCAGTCACACGTGAGCGGGTACGGTCATACAGTCCGTGGAAGCTTCAGCTGTGCGATATCGGGCTGGGGAAATACCGCCAACGGCTTCCGGGAAGGAATGATGACAGGCGACAGAAATTCATTCTCCGGAACAGTTAATTTGATCAGCGGTCAGAATAATCAAGGCTCTGGTACTGCAAACATCGTCGGAGGACAGGCAAACACTATCGGCAATTCTTCTGAATGTGTCGTAGGTGGTTACGGGAACAATGTTGCATCTTCCTCAAAATGTATTGTAGGCGGTCTCGATAACATAGTACACAATGCGAACGATTCAACAGTAAACGGAACTGATAATGTTGTCATGGCAAATCGCTCATCCACCTGCGGGCAGGACAACGTCAACAGCGCATCAGATTCTGTCATGTGTGGCGTACACGGTTCAAACAGCTCATACCCGTTAGCAGTCGGCGGCGGGACTTCATCTTCGGACAGAAGCAATATATTTTATGTTGATTTATCCGGCAGTGTTTACGCAAAAGGCAGTTACAACACTATCGGTGCGGACTATGCGGAGTGCTTCGAGTGGGCGGACGGAAATCCGGAGAATGAAGACAGGCGGGGTATGCTGGTCTCGCTGAAAGGCGACAGGATAGTACCGGCTCACGGCGACAATATCCTTGGGGCAGTCTCCGCGCACCTGTCTGTTGTCGGAAATGCTTACGAAGAGCACTGGCACGGCAAATACAAGACGGACGTATTCGGCGCATTTGTCACCGATAAGGACGGCAAGCCGATACTTTCCGCAGACTACGACCCGAACCGCGAATATATACCGCGCTCAAAGCGCCCCGAATGGGCAGCTGTCGGACTTGTGGGACGGCTGATAGTTGCCGACAACGGAAAATGCGTTCCGGGCGGGTATGTCTCGGCAAGGAGCGGCAAGGCTGTGCCGACCTTCACAGTCACACGGGTGCTGATGCTGAAGCGCGTGGACGAGACCCACATAGAAGTGCTGATACGATAGGAGGAAATAATATGGACGAGAACGATGTACAGGTGAGAGAGCGTCTCACAGCGGTCGAACAGTCATTAAAAAGTTTACATAAACGACAAGATCACAGCGACGAGCTGATCAAAAGCGTTTACGAAATGGCAGTCGAAGTCAAGAACATGAGGGAAACGCTGAATAATGTCGTTGAACAGGTCGAGGAAGTAAAGAACAAGCCGGTGAAAAAATGGGAATCGGTGACCGCCGCAATAATCGGTGCTATTGCCGGCGGCATCGGTACGGCACTGGCGGGGCTGATTATACATTAAGGGGCTTACGGAATGGACAAGAACATCATAAAAGCCATAAAAAACGATCTCAGCGGACTGGCGCCGATCGTGGAGCTGGCGGCCGCTATGAAAATAGGTGTGCGCATTACCGTCGATCGGGAACTGAAGCCGGGAGACACTATAACGATGCGATTCAAGAACGATAAAGAGATCGATAATTCTGCCGATTGCTATTCGGAACTCTGGAAAATAGTCCGCAAGGCGGAAGGAAAGACAAACCGGGACGGTCTGCGCTGCATCAACGGGCATGTGTATTTTTTTGACGACATCACGTCAGAGTCTATCAGCGCAGTACGGCCGCAGAACCTGATATCCCTCACAGCCGAGCAGAACGCATTGATTACTGAACGATGCCGACAGCTGCTCCAAAAATGTGCAGGTGAGCTGCCCGGAACAGAGCGGGCTATGCTGATGACCGACAGCCTGCGTATCGTCTGCGAAAGTAAGCAGATCGACCCGACAAAATCGCCACAGGTTATAACAATGACTTGCCCCGGCGGTACAATACATCTGCACAATCATCCGTCTGGCGCGGCATTCTCGCGGCAGGATATTATCACGTTCGCCTCATGCCCGAAACTGCATATAATGGGCGTTGTTGGTAACAGCGGGTGTACATACATGCTCGAAAAGAGTGAACGTTTCAATTTGAAGCGCCTTAAACGCCTGATCGAGTATGTTCCGCAGGATTATGAGCTTCGGCGACGGCTCCCGTACTGCGGTATCAACTATTACGTGGAGGGTAAACTGTATGATTTCTGAACCTGAACTTCTTGCCCTGCTCCTGCGCAGAGCCGTAAAAAGCAGCGTTATATCTTCCAGCGCTAAGAGCCCGCTGGCATTTTATCTCGAGGCGGAACACACGGCACACCAATGGGGCTCTGTGGGGCATTACATGCGGGACGATACGTATTATCTGACATACTATCAGTATTTTGAGCAGACGGCGGGTGTCGAGACCGTCCGGGACGTCGAAATTGATCTGTTTTACAAGCCGCCCGGTTATCCCGGGCAGGTGATTTTCGGAAGGTCTGAGAATGTGGTTCCGGAACAGATGCCGGAAGAAATCACGATCAACTGCGGCAGCAGCGATGAAATAAGCAAGGCGGCGTTCATCGCGGAGGTGCAGAAAAGACTGAACGCCGCAGCGCACACGCTGATGATAGATACGCCTGAAAACAGTACGGGATATGCAAAGTGCAGGATATGGAGGGTCGAACCGTTATGGATATAGGATATATAATCAAAGAGATCAATGATCTGAAAAATAAAAGCGCCGAAGAGCTCGCACAGCAGTATCTGAGCGAAAAGGCACGGGAAGAAACGGATTTCCCGTTCGTGCTTAACAAGATCGCGGCGCACGAGATCGGTGAAACGGCAGTAATTCAGCAGCTTACCGGTCCGGGGCATTATCTTGTTGTATATACCGCGTCGGAGGTCTCCGGTTATACGCTGGGAAATGAAAGTATTAATTTCGGCTCGTTCGACACACGGGCGCAGTATAAAGAAATAGATCTTTTCTACAAACCCGGGACAGGAACGGTACAGAAAGTGTTCGGGTTGGGGAGGTATGCAGTACCGGCGGAAAACGGTATCACGATATCCGCGCCCGATAACGGTGCGGCGGCGTGCCTGATCTTCCTTGTCGGATTAAATGAGACCCTTGAAGCGACAGGGCTTGAAGCACTGGAACCTGACACCGAGGATAGCGGCGAAGACGAAGTATAAGAGGTAACATTATGGCGGCACTTGTAAATTATAACTATAGCACAAATTACGCTGAATTTTCGATAGAAAACGAGGCGGAGCTTGCGAAATTGCCGACAACGACAGCGAAAGGCAGCGGAGAGCTTGCAAATGTCGGAGCTGTGACTGCCGGATCAATAGCATGCACCACAAGCGGAGATCTGGAAGTATATACCCTCGGCGCGGGGGATACATGGAATAAGAGGTGATAACATGGCGGCACTTGTAAATTATAACTATAGCACAAATTACGCTGAATTTTCGATAGAAAACGAGGCGGAGCTTGCAAAATTGCCGACAACGACAGCAAAAGGCAGCGGAGAGCTTGCAAATATTGACACTGTGAAAGCAGGGTCAATGGCATACACCACAAGCGGAATTTTCCGGGTGTTCCGTCTGGACGGCGCGGGGAACTGGAACGAAATAACCTTTGAAGATGGCGGCGGAGAGAGCTGGATAACAGACAGCTCCGAAATGCACCGTAATATCTTCCGTGGCAAATATCTCGGTACGGCTGTCACAGCAGCGCAGAAAGCGGCGATCGCGGACGGTTCATTTAATGATTTATTTCTCGGCGATTACTGGACGATAAACGGCGTGAACTGGCGTATTGCGGACATGGATTATTACTATGAAAAATTCTATGCCGCAGAAGCAGGGGAATTACAGACGACCGACAAGCATCACCTTGTTATTGTCTCCGATACCGCGCTTTATGAAACGTTTTACAAGGACGGAAACACCGATACCACAGGTTACGCAGGTTCGGCACTTCACTCGGCGGAAGCTGCGGAAGCGATCGTAAATTCGGCATTCCCCGGAATGATGCTTACTTATAATGATCTGTTGATGACAACCAGCCAGCCACGGTTTGTGTCTGCGATCAGAGAATGTACTGTCGAAGCAATGTCTTCAGCTATGGTGTTCGGAAATTATACGGTATATAATACCACATTTACAAGTTCATCAAGTCTTAATGATCTTGCAGCGGTGCCTTCATGCCGACAGTTTGCGTTGTTCGGAATAGCTCCGGTGTATATACAGACCGAAAATCACTACTTCCTGCGCGATTCCTGCGACAGTAATATTAAGGTTGTGGTCGCTTATTCTTCCCCGCGTTACTATCCGCCTAATCAGAAGGCGTATCACCGTCCGTTCTTCCTGCTGGGTTCAGCAGAATGACATAAATATAAAGGAGGAAACTGAATATGGAAATGATCAATATGGGAATTCTTGTGACAGCCATGGGAGTATTGGTTATCCTTACAAACGCATTTACGGAACTTGTTAAGGGCATGTTCCCGAAAATGCCCCCACAGATAACCGCTACAATAATCGCGCTGCTGCTGACTATCTTTGCAGTGACCGCATATCTGACTATTACAGGTACGCCGGTGCAGTGGTACACAATAATCGGCGCAATAGTAGCAGGGCTGTTCGTTAGTTACACCGCCCAGTTCGGACACGACAAACTGGACGAGATCATTAAACTGCTTGGAGGTAAGAAATAATGGAACGTGAGATAATAGAAGAATACAAAAAGGCTGAAATACATTTCAAGGCAATGGCGGCACTCGTTAAGAACGAGGGAATCAGCATTGACGGTGCGGCGAGTACAGCGAAAGAAAAGACCGCTCCGCAGACAGTGCCGAAACAGGAGGTACAGCCGGAAACTACAGCGCCGGGCATAATGTATATCGGCAAAAACGAATACACGATCTCTCCCGGCGAACACGTGAAGTTCAGTGTTTACTTTAACGGCGTATCTACTACCAGCGATTACAGGATACTGCCGGGCGGAACTCCGACATACATTAAATCCGTTATCACCGGGAACAAAACAAACAGCGGTTTCAGGGTCGATTTTGATATTCTGGGGGTCAGAGCGGGGCAGGGCTCCGTGAAGATGTACATAAAATCGGATCCCGAAAACACGCTGAATATTATCTTCAATGTGAAATGAGGTGTGCAGATGAGCATTTATACTAATGCCGGGCTTGTGAAGCACGCTGAGACGGCTCTCAAGCTCAAGACAAAGTACATGTGGGGCGGAATACTCCGCCTCATAGAAAAGCAGTACAATTTGCTGTATACACTATATAGCAAGACAAGCGGCACAGGGTACAGTCCCGCCCGGTGGAAGGAGCTGAGATCGCTTTTCGGGAAGAACTATTATGGTGTTGACTGTGTTGGGCTGATAAAGTCCTATTACTGGTCAGGCAACCCCGAGGGTGGGGCAGGCTCTCCCGGTTACTGCTCAAAGGAATATCCGGACAAAAGTGCAGCCGATATGTACAATATCGCAAAGGTTAAGGGCAAGATCAAGGACCTCCCGGAAATTCCCGGGCTGATCCTCTATGATAGCCGAAGTCACCATGTCGGTATCTATGTCGGAAACGGATACACAATAGAATCCACCCTCGGAGCACGCGGGGACGGAGTTGTCAAGCGCAAGCTCGACAGCCTCTGGACGGACTGGTTTGAATGCCCGTACATAGAATACCCTTCTCAGGAGAAGCTTCAGACAGTTACCCTCGCATTCAAGGCGGCTATCCGCAGCGAACCGAAGCGTTCTTCCGCGAAGCTCGGAGAACTTGCCCCAGGTACAAAGTGCGTCGTAGTCTCCGGATCAGATACCAAGGACAGTAAAACCGGGTATGTCTATGTCCGACTGGCAGGGGAGAAGGGGCAGTGGATCGTAAAATCTTCGATAAAATGAAATCAGCGGGGCAGAAATGCCCCGTTTTTTATTTTATAATAAAATTATCTGACCCCCATGTTGACCCCCATAGGGGGTCAAAAATGACCTGTTTCGACCTGTTTTGTAAACTTAGATTTACAAAAGAAAATCCTCTCAAACCGTTATTTGAACGGATTTGAGAGGATAATTCTATGGTCTGAGTGACGGGACTTGAACCCACGGCCTCTACCACCCCAACGAGAGGGAAAATGCTTTAAATACCGCATTTCAGGCGTTTTTGACCCCCAAGCTGACCCCCATATTCTTTTCCTTCAGGTAATCATTCATCTTAGAAATACTCTTTTTCTTGAACTGTTCGTCAAGGTGAGTATAGATGCCCATTGTGGTCTCAATATCTTCGTGTCCTGCCTGTTCTTTGGCGGTAAGGATATCAATTCCGGACATATACATCAATGTAATAAATGTATGACGGAGCCAGTGCGCTGTAAATCGTGGTATCAGCATAGGCTTCTTTTCTTTTTTCTTCGGAGTATATTTTGACGGACGCTCCCCTCCGGTGGTGACACAATTCTCCCAGTCGCCATACTGGAGGTTCAGATCGTCGATGTAGCTGTCCCAAAGGCGCTTCCAGGCAGAGTCGGTCATGATACCTCCGTTTTTCTTCTGTATGACGTATCCAAAGTGGATCCCCGGAACATTTTCAAGGTATTCGACAAGAACATCCGGTATATATACGGTCCTTGTGGCCGCATCTGACTTTCCGCCAGGCTTCACGATAGCTGCATTTCCGTCAAATTCAACAGACTTGTCAATGTTTATGGTTTTCTCTCTGAGGTCTATGTCAGCCCATGTGAGAGCGAGAAGCTCCCCACGCCGAAGTCCCGCATACATCATTATCATTGCGGCGGTCTGGGCACGGTGGGGGAACTCACGGATCCAGCTCTGTTCTGTTTCGTTCAGAGCCCGGCGGGTCTCCGGCTTGCGGGTATCCTTCGGAATCTTGACAGCTTTTGCCGGATTATAGTCTATGACACGATTATCGACTGCAAGCTGCATGATCTGAGCGCAACAGTTCTTTATTTCAGTGAGAGTGTATTTCGAATATGGCTTACCGGTCCTTTCGTTCGGCTCCGATGCAAGGTCAAGTATCAGATCCTGGATGTCAGCGGCACGGATCTTTGATATCTCCATTTTGTCGAGAGGGGAGAGGTTTGTGCATCTTGTTTCGGCGGTTTTTGCGCGATTCTGACTGAGTTCGGATTGTTTGAGTTTCAGCCAGCGCTTTGACCAGTATTCAAAACTGTCCCGTTCAGCGGTCATATCAAGACCCTTGCCGAGCTTTGTCTTTACTTCCTGTATTTTTTGTTCCAGTTCTCGGTTATTTTTCGCATAGACATACTTATACTGCGGTTTTCCGTTGACCTGACCGATATATACTTTGGATTTGATGCGCCCGTCGGGGCGCTTTTTGTTTTTCTGCATAAAAATACCTCCTTATCTGCGATTTTTGCAGAAATTTTGCAAAAATCGGTCTGAAAGTTGACATTTTCCCGGAGATATGCTATAATATAACCGTTTCAAGGGTGTGCTTATAGCATATCTCAAACACTTATCCTCTCACTGGTGGCCGCCGGTGAGGGGATTTTTGTTATATATTAGAGTTTTTACCATAGAATATCTTTCCATTTTCCAAATTATCCTTGTAGAAACAGCCTTTGGCGTGAAATAGGTCGGGAGCTGTACACTTTCCGGCATCAGAACACTCAACATATCTATGACAACATCCGAATCTTTCAGTCGGTGGATAATCATCGACGAACTGAGGAATCATTTTATGTATGAAATTAACGACATCAGATTGTTTAGAAAATACTGACTTGATATAATTCTGAGGACTTTTTAGTTCCTTAATATCATTTCCGTGAAACTTAATGATCATAGGCTCATATTTTTTGTGAACCACGATCGAGTAATCAATAATATTGAAACGAAGAGCCAGCGAACTGTTAAATAAGACCGAAAAGCCGTAAATTTGTTTATCATTGTAATTACTTACAAAGTTGAACAATTCTCTGGGATAACGATCAATGCTACAAGCAGCTCTCGCATGATCTTTTATTATTTTAAGTTCGCTCTCGCTGATTGTTCCGGTACTTTGAAGGACATCACTTTCTCTGAGTATATCAATAGGATATCCTTTAGCCCTTAATTCCAATGCGTAATTTATTTTTGTGCCATAATCGCCAAATTTCCATCTATCGCTGCCGAGTTCGCCTGCTATAACATAGTCAACTTGTTTATTAACAGAATTTATAACATTTGCACCAGCAGAGATGAGAAACGCCGCTATATCAGCCTTCCTGCCATGTTTAAAGTTTCCGGAAAGGCAAACAGTTTTGAGCGGAAAACAAATATCATCTGTTAACATGATGTTTGAGTCGAGCGGTTTACTTTGAATGCCTTTCTGAGATACCGGAAACAGCGTTTCTACGGATCCGAATTGTTCCCTGGCATTGTCAATCAGTTTCAAATAGCATTGATATGTAATACGACAGTCCTGTTCTGCCCGATGAGCGCCGGAATAATTGACAGATAACATTGCGGAGATGTCTTGTAATCTATGATGAGGAGCATTAGGGAATATCTTTCGTGCCAGTCTCATTGTGTCGATAAAGTCATTGCTTAAAGGTTTTGATAGTAACTCAATTGAATTATCGTATAGGAAGTTTATATCAAAATTAACATTGTGACCTACAACGATGTCATCGCCGAGAAAACTTATAAAATCGGGAAGAACGGATTCTATTCTTGGGGCGCTTTCAAGCATTTTATTAGTAATACCTGTTAATTCCGATATAAAAGAAGGTATTTCATATCCGGGGTTTATCAATGCAGAAAAGACATCGCTTACTATTCTGTCCCGTACTCTTAATGCCGATATCTCTATTATAGAATCGGCGCGTGGAGATATGCCGGTAGTTTCAATATCAATAACTGTGTAATTAGGAATATCTTTCAGTACGCTATTCCCTTTAAATTCTCTTGTATTCATATATTATGCCCCCTTAATATCCTTGATATCGGTATCACATTTTTTATATTCATCATCACTGGCGATGTACTTCACATATTTTAATATAGCTGCTTTCCCTTCCTCGTTAACATTTCGGAAACATTCGAGGATTGTTTGCTCTTGTCGGTATTGCTCGCTATCTCGGTTTGCTTGTTCCTGAGCTGCAAGCAATTCTTTAGAGTCGAAAAGAGGAGCATCATCATCTTCATCTATTATAATATTGACATTAAGGTCAAGTATCTTTGAGAGTGCGCTTATTTTATCGCGGCGCATATTACTAATATATCCAGTTTCCCATTTCTTTACTGTACTTTTGCTAACACCAACTGCATTCCCGACCTCTTCGAGAGTTAAATGTAATTCTTTTCTGCGGTCGCTCAATATTTTACCAATGTTTGACATTGTAAGCACCCCCTTTTATCTTATTGTCCTTATTATAACACAAAAGTTTCAAAAAAGCAACTATTTTTTCAAAATTTAGAAAAAGTTTCCAAAAAGGGTTGACTTTGCGAAAAAACTGTGATATAATGAAAGTGTCCTAAAGGAAACCCGACGGAAGGGAGGTAATATAGATGAACGAAACCGCTCTAAAGATAGAGATGTTAAAGCATAATTACACGGTGCCGTCTCTTGCAAATAAGATAGGTATCGGTAAAAAGGCTTTCTATGCTAAGATGAGGGGCGATAGTCAGTTTAAGCAGGTCGAAATAAAAGGCATAAAAACTGCATTGTCTCTTACCGATGAGCAAACGACAGAAATTTTTTTTACCGATTAAGTTTCCTATAAGCAACTTGCGCAACTACATAAGATCAACCAACGAGGAGAACGAAGGGGGGGGGAATGTACAGACAGTATGAAAACCCGTTCAGCTTAGAAGATGAGCTGAAAGAAGCAAAGAAAAGACTTGCAAAGGATCCGGAAAATATTGACCTCGCTCTTGAAGTCGAAGAACTGAAGGATCGTGTCAGATTTGCGTGGGACGACAACGAGGCAGAGGCGGAAGGATATTTGAGAAACATTTAGACTTTTACTTATAGGAAAATGAAAGGAAGTGAAGTGAAATGAGCAAACAAAATCTTATGGAATACGGTTCGTTCTACGAAAAGTTTGAAACTCCTATGAGAGTGTATGCAGGTTTATGCTCCCGTCACTACGGGCATAAGAGAAGATGCGACCGATTTAAGGGCTTTGCGAAGCGCGGACATTGCAAGAAAAGGAAGTGAACACAATGAAAAATCTACCCCGTGAAGAAGTCAAGCGGTACTGCATAGTGAACAACCTGTTCACCTGCGGTTGCAACAACCAGTATGAGAAGATGCTTAATCTCGTTGATATGCAGTACCCGCTGCATGATATTGCAACGATAATCTGGGCTTGCTCCGAGACGGACAAGCACGCCGAGGATATCGAGAACGATCTTCGGGAGATAGCCGAACGATATGACCGTATCGGTGAAGAAAGGAAGTGAGCTTATGCCGAAAGAGTACAACAAGCGGACGATGATATATGACTGGGCTAAGGTCCCTATTATAATGGATATCGCCTATGCCGCTAATTTGCTTGGTCTTACATACGAGTACACAAGACGCCTCTGTGTCAAGGGGACTATACCGGCGCGCAAGATCAGTGACAATTCGTGGAGGATAAACAAATCCGAACTTATGAAGTTCGTGGGATTGGAGGTAGCATGACAAGAAAACAGTACATAGCCGCAGCGGTCTGCGCGGTGTTCCTCGCCGCTCTGTTCTGGGGCGTTCCGGCGCTGGTGA